GAAGCTAAAATAATGGACACACCTATGGGTAAGATAGTTAAAAATTTAATGGATGAGGGTGCAAAACTAGGTGTTTCTTCTAGAGGTATGGGAAGTTTGGAATCAAAAGGCGGAGCCAATTACGTAAGAGATGATTTTTATCTCGCAACAGCTGCAGACATCGTAGCAGACCCATCTGCTCCTAATGCTTTCGTAGAAGGTATTATGGAGGGAAAAGAGTGGGTATGGAATAATGGATCACTTATTGAAGCACAGTTGCAAGGTATGAAAAAGAAATTTGATGTTAAGTCGCATCAAAGACAAGCAAAGGTGGAAGCACTGGAGTTTGCAAAATTCCTCAAGATGTTATAACTTATAAATATTAATTACAAAACAAGGAGACACCCTAATGTCCGAATTAGACCAAACAATTGAAGAACTTGAAGCAGAAGTTCTGGCTGAGCTTGAAGAAGCTGAAGACCCTACGAAAAAGGGTGCCGCTCCTGCTGAAAAGTCTAAAATGAAAAACGATGCGGAAGACACAGGCGCACCTGTTGTTGACCCAGAGCAAAAAGATGCTCCAGCCAAAAAAGTTGCTGCAAAAGCAAAAGAAGTTTCAGGCGATCCAGCACAAAAAGGTGAAGGAAAACCTATGAAACCAGAAAAACTTGCTGCTAGTCACGTTCCAGAAGAAGGTGAAGAGTTGGAAGAAGCTCGTATGACTAAAGAAATGTTGAAAGCTGCAATGCATAAAGAAATGGAAAATATGTCTGCCGTTGATCTTAAGGCTGCATACGAATCAATGCATAGTGAAGAAGAAGAGGTTGAAGAAGCCATTTCTCCTGAGAAGAAAGAAGCAATCGATGCTCGTATTAAAGACCTTGACGTTAAAGAAGACGTTGATGCTCTTATGACTGGCGAAGACCTTTCAGAAGAATTTAAGACAAAAGCAGCAACAGTTTTTGAAGCTGCAATCAAATCTAAGTTACGTTTAGAGATTGATCGTATCCATGAAGAAGTATCTAGTGAAAAAGAAACAGAACAAGAAACCTTCAAAGAAGAGTTAACTGAGAAGGTTGATACATATCTCAACTATGTTGTAGAGGAATGGACTAAAGAGAATGAATTAGCAATTGAGCGTGGACTTAAAGGCGAAATTGCAGAAGACTTCATCTCTGGACTGAAACAGTTGTTTGAGGATCACTATATTGACGTTCCAGACGAAAAGTATGACGTTTTGGAAGCACAATCTGAAAAAATTGCAGAATTAGAAGAGAAATTAAATGAGTCAATTCAGAAGAATGTTGAAATGACAGAAGATAATTCTCTATTAGTTCGAGAGCAAGTCTTTACTGAAGTATCAGAAGATTTAGCTCAAACAGAAATTGAGAAGTTCAAAGGTCTTGTAGAAGATGTTGACTTTACAGACGAAGAGTCTTTCCGTGAAAAACTCTCTACTCTGAAAGAAAGTTATTTCCCTAAAGTTAAACCTGCTACAGGCACAAGAGCAATAGATGATGAAGATGGTGGCACCGCGCAGGACATTGATACGACAGATACTATGCATAAGTATATGTCTGCTATCAGTCGTGATCAAAAGGCGAGTGCATAAGTTAATATAATTAAAAAGATGTAAATAAAAAGGAGAAACTAATGTTTCAGACAGAACATCTACAAGAAAAGTGGCAGCCAGTCCTAGAACACCCTGATCTTAATAAGATTGAGGATTCTTACAAGCGGGCAGTTACTACTCTCATTCTAGAGAACCAAGAAAAAGCAATGCGAGAAGATTCAAGTTTTCTTTCAGAAGCTGCGCCAACTAACAGTACTGGTGGTCAAGTATCAAATTGGGACCCAATCCTAATTTCTCTTGTTCGCCGTGCAATGCCAAACCTTATCGCTTATGACGTATGCGGTGTGCAACCAATGACAGGTCCAACTGGTCTTATCTTTGCAATGCGTGCTAAAGCTGCTTCATCTGACGGTGCAGAATTATTGGTTGATGAGCCAGACACAGGACTTTCCAATGATGACGCTGCTGGTGATTTAACATCATCTGCAATGACAGGTTCTAACCCAAAACTATTAAACGATAGTCCAGCTGGAATTTACTTATCTCCAACTGGTATGACTACAGCTCAAGGTGAAGCCCTTGGTGACGCTGCTGCAAACTCTTTCGCAGAGATGGCATTCAGCATCGAGAAAACAACGGTTACTGCTGTTTCTCGCGCACTTAAAGCTGAGTACACAATGGAACTTGCTCAAGACCTTAAAGCAATTCATGGTTTAGACGCAGAAACAGAATTGGCAAATATGTTGTCAACTGAAATTCTTGCAGAAATCAACCGTGAAGTTGTTCGTTCACTTTACATCACGGCGGTGCCTGGTGCTCAAGTTAACACAACAACATCTGGAACTTTCGATCTTGACACCGACTCTAATGGTCGTTGGTCAGTTGAGAAGTTTAAAGGTTTGATGTTTCAAATAGAGCGTGATGCTAATGCGATTGGTCAACAGACTCGTCGTGGTAAAGGTAACATGATCATCTGTTCCGCTGACGTTGCTTCTGCACTTCAGATGGCTGGTGTTCTTGATTACACTCCTGCTCTTAACAACAACTTGAATGTTGATGATACATCCACCACATTTGCTGGTGTTATGAATGGTCGATTTAAAGTGTATGTTGATCCATATTCTGCAAACGTAGCTGCTAATCAGTACTATGTTGCTGGATATAAAGGTACTTCACCTTATGATGCTGGTTTCTTCTATTGCCCATATGTTCCATTACAAATGGTTCGCGCAGTTGGTGAAAACACATTTCAACCAAAAATTGGTTTTAAGACACGTTACGGAATGGCTGCAAACCCATTCGCAGCTGCTGGAGCCGCTTCTGCTGGTTTCCCTGCTTCTGGTCTTAACTCTGATGCATCTCTTGATGCAAACACGAACTCCTACTACAGGCGTGTTCAAGTTAACAACCTTATGTAATAATAAGAAACTTGACTATAAACTTAGAGGGTGCTTCGGCACTCTCTTTTTTTTGTTATAAATAGAAGTATGACAATTAAAGTAATAGATAGACAACCAGATAAACTAGATTACGCAAGTCCTACTCAGTTTAAGTTTGGTATACATCAACTACCAAAAGTAGAGTTCTTTTCAACTGCTGCAACTATACCAGCAATTGCTTTATCTGATGTTTTATTTCCAACACCATTTAAAGCAATTCCAATGATGGGTGATCAACTTACATATGACAATCTTGCAGTATCCTTTATAGTTGATGAATATCTTGAAAACTATTTAAGTATTCATGAATGGATGACCGCTATTGGTTTCCCCAAAAATAGAACACAGTTTAGTGATTTCAAAACAAACACATCTAATACGCCTTCAAATCCTCCTAGATACTCAAAAGATATTGGTGATGTTCAGAAACCAACTTCATCAAATGCATTATTCTCTGATGCTACTCTTACTATTTTGTCTAATAAAAATAATCCAATAGTAAACGTATTTTTCAAAGATTTATATCCTGTTGCTATGACTGGCCTATCTTACAATCAAGGTGCAACAGATGTTGAATATTTAACAGCAGAAATTACCTTTGCATATCAACTTTATGAAATTGAAGCAATTAGTTGATATAAATAACTACGAGCAGAGATTTGATAAGCTATAACATATATCAAATCTTAGACTTAATGATCTAGTGACTACTCGTTGCAACTCACTAGGGTCAATATAAATAAAAGAGAGTAATCAAACTCTGCTCATTTTTTTTAAGAAAGTATATTATGACATTAGACGAATTGAAAACACAGGCTTCTGCCGACTTACCCATCACTGATCAAGAACATCTAGATCAAGAATCCTTTCGCAATCAAGAAATCAAAGCAAAATGGTTAGACTATAAAACACGATATGAACTTATGCTCGTAAGGAACAAAGGTGATTATCAGAAATTATATAGAGACAAGTGGGAATACTATGGTGGTAAATCAGATGCAAAAGTATATGCATCTAAACCATTTGACTTTAAAGTATTAAAAACTGATCTTGCAATGTATATAAACTCTGATGATGATATTATAGCACTTGGTGCAAAAGTAAGCTATCTAGAAATTGTAATAAAATATATAGATGGTGTTATTAAGTCTATCGATAATCGTGGGTGGGATGTAAGTCACGCTATTGGTTGGAAAAAATTTGAAGCAGGAATGGTGTAATGTCAGTAGAAGAACAGGTTATTGCTGAACTAAAATGTGTGTATGACCCAGAGATGCCTAGTGTCAACATTTACGATCTAGGATTAATCTACAAACTAGAAGTTAAAGAAGATGGTTCAGTATTATGTGAACATTCACTTACAAGTATGATGTGTCCATTTGCAGAACAAATCTGTAAAAGCATTACTGATGCAATCGAAAGTGTAGAGGGTGTAACTTCTGTTGAACGGAATCTAATATTTGATCCACCTTTTTCTATGGATATGGTATCAGAAGAAGGTAAAATGTTAATGGGGTGGTTTTAAATGTTTATAGTCGATTTCTTAGTTGAGATGTACAAAGATAGAAATAACAAGGAAAACAAAAACAGGACTTGGCCAGAATACTGGTTAGAGAAGAAAAGGCTGTGGACAGATCCAGAAGAGTGGAAAAAGTTAGTTTCTTGGACATTCTGGAAGAGTGAATTGAAAAAGAAGTTTAAACGAGGATGATGTATTGTCATGCTATTGGTTGGAAAAAATTTGAAGCTGGAATGGTGTAAGATGCATTTAGAAATAAAATGAAAATATGATTCATTATACCAACATCAATAAAAGTTTTTCTGTTCCTGATATATTAGAAGATGGTGTTATCACTGAAGAAAGTGGTAAGGTAAAAAGAAACTCAAAAGTATATTTTATTAAGGATGCTGCAACCTGTAGAGAAATCTTCAACATTATTAATGAGACAACAGTGATTCAGCTAACTGATATTGAACCTTTACAATATTCAGAGTATGGTATTGGTGGTGAATACGGTTGGCACAGAGATATTCATGACAACCCATATCCAAACGGATTGGTCAGGAAAGTATCCTTCTCTACTATTCTGAATGATAATTTTAAAGGTGGTGAATTTGACATTGAAACAAAAAATCCAGAAGACAAGAAACGATATGATACGTTTGATAACAAAAAACACAACACTATAATATTTCCCTCTCATATGTGGCACAGAGTAAGACCAGTAAAATCTGGTATCAGAAAATCCATAGTGGGTTGGGTACTGGGGCCTCCGTGATGCATATATCAAAAAAGAACGAAGTTAATTTAATTGTAGAAAACTTAGAACCTCATGAAAAAGAAGAGCTTAGTTCTTTCTTTACGTTTGAAGTGCCTGGATTTAAGTTTATGCCTATGTATCGTAATCGCATGTGGGATGGAAAGATACGATTATTCTCTCCAGCCTCTGGTGAGATTTATGTAGGGTTACTTCCTTATGTTAAGAAATTTTGTGAT